GCTCTTGATGTCGGCATCGTAATAGTTGAATGTTATTGGTTGCATAGCCGTTCGATGTAGGTGTTGTAGTTGATTTCGTGTACCTGTGCTGATATGTCATTCCTATAACTGCGATAGTCATAAAATGATTTGTTATTCATTGAAAACTGAAACCCGAATTTATTTTTTCTAACCTCGCCAACGTTCCACACACCAAGCATACCGTTAACGGTGTGATGCCTGTGAAATTTATCGTGTCGGTCTTGATGATAAGTTTGGTTATCAATTACAAATGTTTTTTCATTCATTAATAAATAATCATAAGACAATGCTGGGCATATAAATATAGGTGCTTGAATAAACAAACCATTTCTGTACCTCCATTTTAATTTTGAATATTCGTGTGCTTGCTGAATATACTCGCCAATTTCTTCGCCTTTCTTTTTGTTAATTTTTTTACATTCCAAACCAAAATGATACGTACCATGTACGGTCAATAACATATCAATTCTTGCTTTTCCACATTCGCTTGTTACTTCACGTTGTACTTCAAACATTGGGTAAAAAAATGCGTGTAATTTATTTTTAAAATTTTCCTCATTGTCAATTGTATTCATATCGTACAATTCTTTTTCTGTGTAAACATAATTTTCTGCTTTTTTTGCAAGTTGGATTGCGTGAGCAAAATCTTCGGCATAAACTATCTGCCTTTTGCTTTTTTTGTTTGGGGTAGATATTACAAATATTTTCATAAAAAATAAAACCCATCTAACTTCGTACAGGGTTCGACTTCTGTACTCGGTTAAATGGGTCAATAAGGTTATGTTACTTTAATGTCGAACCGTAACAATGTTGCAAATATACTAATTTATTTTAAGTATGCAAGCGGCCTATCGAATTTCGCACCGCCTCATCATACCGCTCCAACCACTCCCGGCACTCAATCACCCTTTGTATAATCTGTTGCTCAATGGTCACATCACGCTGCACCTTATACGCTACCCAACGTTGGTCAGCAGGAATGTCATCGTAACTGACCTCAACTCCGTAGTTAGCTTCTTCGGGTGTGTTGAGCAGGCCGTGAAACACCACAAAATTCGGCTTATCCCATAGCATCATATAACCGCGCCCTTGCCACTCGTAGTCGGAATTGATGCCACTCGTAACGGCATCGTGTAGGGTCTTGATTGACCACGCGGCCTTGACATCAATGATTGTATCGCGTGTAACAACATCAGCCGTTCCAACTATGTACTCATTGTGCATCGTGATGGTGTTCTTCTCGGCCATACCGAGGTTCAACTGCTCGGCCATGAAGTCGATAAGGTCAAGTTCGACCATATTACCCTTGTCGATGTACTTGTTTCTAATCTCCTCGCGGTCGTTTGCGTACCATTCCTTTAAATAAGTAGTGCAAGTTTCGGGTAATTTAGGGTTGTTTTTTTTTTCGATTAAGTCAATTAAGTCAAGTTCCATATTGGCAGTTAGTGGCTTAAGTCCTAATTTTTTTCGCTCAACTAATTCGTTTAACTTTATCGTTTGATTATCTGTTAATCCAACGTGGCCACTTATCTTACCGATTTGGCTGCAATGTATTTTAAATTTTTTCATATTTTTGTGTTAGTTTTCGTTTGTTTTTAATTTCTTTAAATTTTTGATAAGCATCAGAAAGCGGTTGTGTTTGACCTAATCCTTTACACCAATAATCATTTCTTAAAATAACCTTGCACATTCTTCTCCATGATGGAACCCAGCATTTATTTTCTAAATCTTCTGGTGCTTCATCGGGTATTAATAAATAACCTCTGTCTTGACAACCCTTTATAAACTTTTTAAATCTTTCTTTGTAATGTAAACTTGTTTTTTTGGGCATTGTAGATAGCAAGAGATTGCAAAATGATTGCCATGTGTGATTTTGTGGTTTGTAAATTTTATTATACCCACTTACATTTCCATTTTCTTGCACATATAAAGCACCACTATTAACTCCGTTTACCCTTGCAATTAATTTATACCAAGTTTCTGGTTCAATAATATGATACAGCCACAAACCTCGCCTTTGGTCATCTCCATAAGGTTGACACAATCTTTGTTGACTTATTTTAACACCTGCCATCATCATTTTATCATAAACTTTGTTGTGTGGTAAATGATTATATTTTCCATGAAACACCCAAATATCCTCTGTTTTCCAATCATAAATAGGATAAATATTAAATAGTTTATTTCCAACATTTGTACTCCATTTCCAATTATTAAACATTAACCCATCTTTACGTGAAGTAATAGCGCGATAACGATGTAAACTTTCATCAGCCCTAATTCCAATAAATGCAGCGCAATTATAACCTTTTGAATACCATTCTCCAAATATAACCATTAATTCTTCAAACTCCATTTTAGGTTGGTAAAAATCATATTGAGTTAAATCGGATGCAAGTTTTGGTTTGTTTCTTACCCAAACATCTTTTTTATCCTCATCCCAACAAACCCAACGTGGTTGATAATTGCTTACTGCATTTCTTAATAATAATTCAGCACAAATCCAATGCAATTCAATATTGTCTTTATACATTTCAATCATTTGTTCAATGTGTGAAATTGTATCGTTGTATTGAGCCTCTAAATCAATAATTAATAAAGCTACTTTTCTGTTTCGTTTTTTTGCCTCTGCTAAAACTAAATGAGTCATAACGCTGCTATCTTTACCACCAGAAAAAGAAATGTATATCTTATCAAAATTATCAAATACCAATGAAATTCTTTCTTTGCTTGCTTGCAAAACCGTTTTATTGTTATAAATTTTTGTTGCCATAATTAATAAATATTAACTTGTCTACCAATTGATAACGCTTCTTCCATTGTTAACTCTACTCGTGAATTTTGTTTCATCCATTTATTTAAGTAATACAAAGCCATTTCGTTTGCTTTATTTTGTTGGTCATCGTTTAATAAATTCCAACCACTTGAGTATTTAGATGGAACGCCAGTTGAAATACAAACCGCAGCTTGCCCTAACCATGCAATTCTATTCATTGCCTTATTCGTTAGATAGTGTTCGCATGAATATTTCCACTTAGTAATAACATTTTCCAAAGCAGTTGAAAATAAAACATCGTTAGATAAAATTCTTAAATATTCGTGTTCACAAGCGCCTTGTGTCATGCCCTCTTTTCGTGAAGCGTAAAAACCCGCTTTGTGGCACTCCCAACTTTCGTAAGTGTGAAATATTCTTTCTGGATCGCTTGTGTTTGTGGTGCGATAATGTTCAACTTCGTCTTCGTTTAATTCATCAGTTAATACTTCATAATTTGCAATTGAGTCCGAAGCTTCCCATGATTTACTAAAATCATCATCTTTAAATATATCTTGAAGTCCAGTTATTTGGCAAAGTCTTAATATTTCTTCTTCATCCATGCCTAATTCTTTTGCAATACGTTCATTTTTCCAATTTCTATTTTTTAACTCCAGGATTATTTCGCTCATTGCATCGACTTGATGTTTGCCGCGCGCTCTATTATGCCTAATTGTTGAAGCAATCCTATCATTTTTACTTGATTGCTCTTTACGAATGATAACAGTAGGAGTGTACCCCATTACGCGCTGACGAACAACTTTTGACTCTTTGCTTACCCTTGTTCTGTGAAATCCATCTACAACCTCAATTTTACCGTTATTGGGATATGTTACAACTGGTTGAGTATATCCATCATTCATAATAGAAACCTCAAGCAATTCCATTTCTGGAGGTGCAACTTTGTTAGGGTTGTAATCATTAGCCACAACACTTTCGGCCAATACCCACTTTACATAATCAACGGGTTCGTTTTTAAAAGGGGAGTTTAAATGTATAAACTCCCTTATTTCGTTAATAAATTCAATCTGTTGACTTAATTGCTTTTCGCTTAACTCTTGCTGAATTAACTCCTTTATCTTATCCATTGGTCAGTTCGGCCTCCATTTCCGCAGTTAAGGTGTACTTCTTCTTAATGGCATCAAGCGTAACCGAACCAGCAGCGATAGCCGCCTTGGCTTTCGATAAAGTGTCGGCAGTCATTGTCGGCTTGGTCGCTGGCTTGGTTGACACCCTAACGGCATCGTGTACCTCGCCAAACGCACGGACTTTTTCGGTTGTAAGCACTATCTGCTTGCCTATCCATTCCTCAATGAATGGTGAGTTGTGTAGCTTGGCAATGCGCTTCAAGTTCGTAGCGTTAGCCACCATCGGCTTGCATTCGGCAAAGTGAATGGTGCAGCACTCGGACTCCCCGCCCTTGCCATCATGTACCATTTCTTTGGTCACTTTGGTAATGGTTACGGTCTTGTCGGCATCGATTAAATCCCAGCCACCGATGTAGTTCGGGTTGCGTAGTTTTTTGAAATGTGTCTTGTTTTCCATAGGTTTTTGTTTGTTTAGGGGGTTAGTATTAGTTTAAAATAAATTATCATTGCTCAATCCTTTGGCATCTAACGGCACATTCTCGGTGCGGTCAATTTTCCAACCCTCAATTGAATTGAAGTATTTAACGCTGCCATCCTTGCCTTGGTATTGCTTGCCTCGTAGGTTATAGCATACGGTTACGTTGTCGCCCACCATGTACTTGTCGAGCATCGTGCATTTGTCCTGCGTAAATTGAATTGTGATGTGTTGCGGGTATTTGTCGGCAACGGTGACAACTATTTCACGCTTGGCGAAGTTGTCGTTTACTTGTTGTGTTTGGTAGATTTCTCTAATGGTTCCTGTGATTGTGTTCATTTGTTTTAAATATAAAATTGGTTAATAATTCCTGTAAATAATTCGTTTGGAAGTGCCTTGGCATCATCACTCACGTTGGAGTATTCGTGTTCAGTCCAATGCTCATCACCTTGGCTGCGGTTGACACTTTTTACCGACATTGTGATGCGTACATCCGTGCGCCCCTCAAAGTGCGTTAAAATCTTATCTAATAGCTGCGTATTTAACTCGCTGCAATCTGCTGACCACTCGGCAATCAAGCCAAGTTTATCAAGTGAATACCATACATCTATCATAGCACCTCCGATATTAACTGATTAAACTCACTTATGGTAAGTTGCCCGCAACCGCGCACGGTTAATAATTTGCCCTCGGTTAGGTCTTCCACCGTGTCGAATTTAGCCGTGGCCTTGTTCAGCACGTTCACCAACCGCTTGCTCATACGGTGCTTGTTGTATTCGATAAACGAGCGCAATGGTGTGCGCCCGATTTCGCTATCAATCTGCGCCCGGTATTGTTGGCAGATAAGAAGTGCCTTGTTGTAGTCGTTAAGCGTTATTTTGCTCATTGTTGTGTTGTGTTAGTACGTTCATAATAAATTCATTTGATGCAGTCGGCCACGATGCTTCGATTTGGCCATCGACCCAAAAGTAGGTACTTAAGCCATCGACTTCGATTCTCATTGACTTGTCTTCGGTTGCATACGTTGTGAGTATGTCAACTGATTTTGTGATTTGTTTGCTCATAGGTTTAGGGGTTAGGGGTTATTTAACAATGTAGTATTCGTTTGTTTTAAGAAAGTTATCCCAGTCATTCCCAGTCCAATAGTCAGCACTATCGAACTCTTCACGGCTCATCTGTAAAGTGCGAAATTTAATACCTTGTCTGCGGATAGTAAATGTACGTTGTGACTTGTTAGGAGTAACTTTGATTTGAACGTTTAGGACTGTGTTTAATGTGCGTGTCATAGGGTTGTGTTTTTAGGGGTTAGTTTTTCGTTTGTTTTAGTGATGCAAATATGGGGTAAATATCAATACAAAAATGTTAAAAGTTGTTAAATTTCACTCATAATATTAACCACCGCCATGCCACTTGCTTCGGCTAGCCTCACATTGTTCCTTATGCGCTCCCGAAACCTAAACGCTTCGTATGCCGTTGTGAAATCATCATTGTACAGGCCGACCACGTTGTTTTTTAGCTTCATAATTATAGCATCAATCACTTCCCTTACTTGCACAGGAGATAAGCGGTGTATCATTGCAATTTCAGCGTAATGCAACCCCTTGTTGTACTCCAACCACATTGACCAATCACGGTCTGTTATGTGTGCAGGTCGGATGCTATCCCGGTATGCATCGGTGATAACTCGGTTGGTTTTGCGTTTTTTAGCCATTCGCCACCTCCTTTCTCCATTGTATCAAGTGCTGATGCAACTCATTAAAGTTGTGGCATCTACGAGGTTGGGTTAGTTTCGCACCCGATTTTATTCGTGGTGCATTGGCAGTTGGGATGTGACAGAAGATTGCCTGCATCCATTCCTTTGCGCTAAATTGAGCGCGGATTTCTTTTAGTAGGTTCATAGTTATTTTGGGTTTAGTTTGTTGTGTATGCGATATAATTTAGCGGGTAGCGGGTAGTTATAACCAATGCTAACAAGCAGAAGTCATATAATCAATATTTTCGGACTTGCTGAACAAATCAATAACCGCTTCTGTTGAAATTGGTATAATGTGATATGTTTCACT